TGCTGAAAATGGTGGTCTCTGGAACTTTGCTGGTCTCTGCGATGCGAAGACTGGTGAGCGCATCAAGGCGAAAATGGTATATGTTGCGAACAAGTTCGCCCCTTGGCGGGGTGATGTTGCCCGTTGGGTTGTTCTGGACGAGAACAATAAGGCGATTCTTTGGCTTCCCGTTGGTGCCAATTCCCGCAAGCAGAAGGCTTTGGGCTTCTGTGAGAAACGTGAACAGGCACCCGCCGATGCTGTTCTGGAAGGTAAGGGCTATGGTCTGAGCGGTTCTTGTTGGGTGAGTGTGATTCGTCGGGACAAGGGATATCCCGAAGGCGCAAAGATCTGGAAACAGTCCTAGAATCGATTTTAAGATGCCCGGTGAGGGTTGAGTATAGGAAGGCCCTCACCGATGCGTCTGGGGCGATTTTCGGGAAAACTGGTATTGTGTTTTCAATGACTTACGAAAGGCAAAAATGAGGTCTGTAAACGGTTTTGAGCATACGATGATGATCTGGTCCGAGAGGCCGAACGATCCGAAGGCGGCTGAGGTTTCCTTGGAGAAGTGGTCTAGTCGAACCGGGAAGACTTTTTATTACAATTTGTACAAAAATGTTCCGGCTGGCCTCTGTGGGCCAGTTGGTTCGTTCCGATCTGAGAAGATGGCGTTGCGGATGGTTACTCGCATTTTCCCAACCTACACTCCGATCTATAATTTTCGGACTGCCAAGTACAAGATTCCCTAGTGTTTGAAGAAGTCGATGGTGACGAAGGTAGTGAAGATTGCTAAAACTAGTAGTACAGTCATACTGTTTTACTAGCAATTCGAGGGCCAAAGTATAAGTCCTTTGTTTTGAGTGAGAGTATTGTTGACTGGTGTGGTAGAATCCTACACAAATTCCTAAGCTATTGAAAACAGGAGTCGGATTCTACCACACCGGGGATGGTGAATTTCTACAGGAAAGAGGTTATTGTTATGGAAATCACATACGCAGCATTCGTTAACACGACAGATCCTCCTCTGTTCTCTCGTGTGGTGGGGGTTTTTGTTAGTGCCGCTCCGCTTGTTGGAACAAAGAAACTTCAGGTAACTGTTTTGACGGAGAGGACTTTACCCGCATCCTGATGCCCCAAATGATGCACGCATCCAGACCATTGTTCCAGACACGTTCGAAGTTAGCCCGACGGATCAAAATTATCCCCACTTCTATCTTCTTTATATGGCTATCGAGGCCGCAAAGAAGGTAGATCCTAACCTTTCTGACCCCAAGATTCCGACCCACATAAAGAGTGGTCGGCCTTGACAATTTCCCGAAAAAGTGCTATACTTTAGTTATGGAAATCTTCAAGACTCATGCAGACTACCCCGCCGCCTATGCTGAGGGTGTGAACGCCTTCTACAATGCAGTTAAGGTCACCGACAATCCGTACCAACCCGAAGGCATTGACCTCACCACCTACAACGAAAATTTTCTCAAAATTGTGGCATGGGAAGACGGCTGGTACGATTCAGCAGCCAGAATTGCGTCACGAGAAGATGGCTGGTATGATTCGGCTGCTAACGCCTCTTAGTAAAATTGGCCTTGACAATTCTCTGAAAGAGTGCTATACTGGTATCAGATGGGAAACGAACACTACAACAAGCTGTTGGCCTTCCTTCAGGAAACCTCAACGGCACCATACGGAGTTCTTGAGTCAAAGGGAATCAGTAAGAATATGCGCCCATACCGAAGAATCACCTTTGGTCTGGCTCGGACCTTGGATGCCTCGATTGACTTCTATGGACCCAAGTTCATGGTTTATCGAAACTCTCTGGGAAGAAATCTTCTTGGTGAGGCACCCGGAACCGTCTTTTCATCAACCGAAAAAATGATCGAACGTCTAAAGGAAATGGGATTCTAACATGAGAATTATTTTGAATGAAGCCGAGATTAAGAAAATCGTTCTGGAAAAGTTTCCGAATATGGTAACTGCTCATTTCATGCGAAGCGAATCGGGAAAACTGGAACTGGATCTTCAAAGTTGTCCAGATAATCTCAGCGGGCAATCTTTCAGAACCATGAATTATGTTCGGGAGAATTTTCCGGTCCTTCTGGAACGTGAAGTGATTTCCGAAAGCCTGATCAAAAAGATGTTCATGGAATTTGGTCCAGCATCCGCAATGAAGATTCAGAATATCAAGAGGTTTCGTGAACTGGTTCCCGACGCTTCCCTGCTTGAAGCGAAAAAGATTTCTGAATTTATTATGGACTTGAAAAATGCCTAAGAATGACTTTGTTCGCTGGACCTTTCAGTTTGCGATTCTCTTTGGTTTGGTCTGGGCACTAGTGATGGTTGGTGAGTAAAAGAAAGATTTTTATAATGAAAAATAACATGATTGAGGAAATGAAGACTCTTGTCATCGGACAGGATTCGATGATCGAGGCCGTCATCCCCTATGTGAAGACCTTTCAGGCTGGCCTGACGATGCCGGGGCGTCCGATTGGTTGTTTCTTCTTGGCTGGTCCTACTGGTACGGGAAAGACTCACTCTGTCGGAAAGCTGGCGGAATTGATTCATGGCAGTGAGCAGAACATTCTTCGTATTGACTGTGGAGAGTTCCAGTTGGAGCATGAGGTTGCCAAGCTCATCGGGGCACCCCCCGGCTACCTCGGCCATCGCGAGACTGCGCCGATGATCAGTCAATCGAAGCTCAATGCCGCTGCCAGTGAGCGGTCTCCCATCTCGATTCTGTTGTTTGATGAAATTGAGAAGGCGGCTGACTCCATGAAGCAAATTCTGCTTGGTGTTCTGGACCGAGCACAATTGAAGTTGGGTGACAACACCGTTGTCAATTTTGAGCGCACTCTGATCTTCATGACCTCGAATGTTGGCGCGGAGAATATTCGAGAAATTCTCACGAAGCGTACCATTGGTTTTGGGAGCGGACCCAACAAGGCCAAGGGAACCAAGAAGGCCATTAACGAGGCCATGAAGGAACATTTCTCTCCTGAGTTTATCAATCGTATTGACGAGATCATTCCGTTCAATTCTCTGACTCAGGATAATATTTTGAAGATTGTTGATATTGAATTGTCCAAGTACATCAATTTCTTTGGTTCTAGCGCCCCTCGCTTTGAGCTTTCTGTGTCCGATGCTGCCAAGAAATTTATTGCAAAATCCGGCTTTAGTGAAGAATTTGGTGCCCGAAGCCTGAAGCGTTTTCTTCAGAAGGAAGTTTACCAGAAGGTCACTGATATCGTAGTTGATGCTGATGCTGATGCCTTTGGAACGATTGAGGTTTCCAAAAATCGTGGTGGGCTGGCCTTCAATTTCGTTCAAAAAGAAACCAACAAGCCAGTGGTCAAGAAGAAGGGGGCGGCTAAGTGATGAAACATATTATTGACAACTTTATGAATTGGTGCTGTGTTCGATTTCATACTCGAATCACCCGCCCTGTACATGGAGTCTATGTATGTCTGGAATGTGGACGAAGACATCAGGCTCCATTTAAGTGAGGACATTATGCATTTTACATGTAACGAATGCGGCGAAGTTTTGAATACTCTTTCGACTAAGACGTATTGTGCCAACTGTGGATGGGATATCACGGAATCAATTGTGGATTTCGATAATCTAATTGTTCATGGTAAACGATATGATATTGTGAAGTATTATGAAAACATAATTGAAAAGATTCTTGAGAAGGCGAAATAATGAATATGCTGCCATTGCTGGTCTTATTGTATTTTGTCATTGGATTTTTCTTCTTAAGATATAATTATAATTTCGGTGGATGGATTAGTATGATAGCTCATTTCCATTCAAAATTGGCTATTTTACTCTATGTATTAAGTTTACTTCTGTGGCCCATTTTTATTATATTTGCGGCGCGGTGGTAGCAAAAGTAGATTATGTCTTGGAAAAGAAAAGCAACCGAAAAGAAGACTAGAGAGTATGGTCCGAGAACAATTGATTCGTCTTGTAGAAACGACGGCGACTGTCCTTGGTGCCGAGGCAACCGGACATTTTCAACAAAAAAGAGAATGTCTGAATTTGACGAAAAAGACCTTGACAAGTTCAAGGAAATGTGGTATGATGGAGAAGGAGAAAATGAATATGAATGAAACTGAAAATGTAGTGATGACTGAAAAGCGCCGACGCGGGCGTCCGCGTCTGGATCGTATGAACAAGCTGAAGGAATTTGTTGAGTCCCTTCGGACGACCTTTCCTGAAACCGACCTGTTTAGCCGTGAACAGCTTCAAGTCGTTGGTGATTCGAATATGATTGGCATGACCATGTTCACCAGCGACAAGGCTGGCTTGGGTTTGGAGACTCGCGTTGGTCGCGGCAAGTATGCCATTCCTTCTAAGTGGCTGAATGGTTCGGCACCTTGGTAATAGGCTAAATATGATTTAATGATACTACTTGATTTTTATCAACTCTCTTTCTCCGAGTTGATGCAAGAAATAAACATCAGCCGAAAAGAAGAGAGCCTGAATTTAGATAATGTTAGGTACATGATTCTGAATTCGATAAGATCAGTATTCGTTAAATTTAGAGAAAAGTACGGACGACTTGTGATCATCTGTGATACTAAAAATTACTGGAGATCACAAGTCTTTCCCTATTACAAAAAGAATCGTTCAAAGAAGATGGCGGATTCTCCTCTGGACTGGAATCGAATATTTCATCTGATTAACACGGTCAAACAGGAAATCATAGATAATTTTCCTTATCCAGTGATTCAGGTCGGCGGCATCGAGGCCGATGATATCATTGCTGTCCTAATCAAGAGTTTCTGGAAATTTGATGATATTCTGATTATCTCAAAGGACAAGGACTTTCTTCAGCTTCAGAAATATTCGAAAGAGAAAATCCGACAATATGATGTGTCGGCTCGAAGATTCTTGGAGGAGAACGACCCAGAGACGTTTCTGAGGTCTCTGATTATTCAAGGGGACTATAGTGACGGCATACCGAGTATTCTTTCTGATGATGACGCCTTTGTGAACGAGAAGAAACCTAAACGAAAAGTGAATGCGGCCCTACTGTCCAAACTCTTGGATGCCGGGGATACCATGTTCAATTATCTCACTCCAGAAGAGATTCGAAATTTTCATCGAAATCAAAGCCTGATTGATTTCGACTATATTCCAAAGGAAATAGAGGACATCATTCTCGATGAATTCGTGGACCATAAAACGAATAATGATCTCACTACCATCTATAAATACCTAACAGAGAAACAACTCAAACCGCTGATAACAAAAATTGGAGATTTTTACCAAAATGATTAAGAATAATGATGTCCTTTCCTTTCTGGAAGCCGCCAACAAGATCGAATCTGATGAAGAACGAGTTTCCTATTTTAAGGAAAATTTAAGAATTCATTCGGCAAAGGTTCTGGCCTGTATTCACAATCCGAGCATTCAGTTCTTTAGTCCCGGAGCGAATTTTTCGTACAAGAAAAATGAGACCTACGGAAAGGCCGACTCGAAGCTGTCGATTGAGATTCGCCGCCTGAAGATTTTTCTGAAGGATGCTCCGTACACGAAGGAAAAGAAACTGACCAAGCTGATTCAGGTCTGTGAGAATATTCCCGGCGACGAGGCAGAATTTCTACTAAATCACATTTTACGAAAAACGAATCCATTCAAGAATATCGGCAAGGTATTTTTGAGAAATAACTTTCCAGAGATTTTGAATTTAACGATTGATTAAGTACGACACCTGTGCTATACTGATAATAGGAGATAATGAATAAGTGAAAATCGGACAAACTACCCTAAAGATTTTGAATAACTTCTGTTCCATTAATAATGGAATTATCGTTCGACGCGGGAATATTCTGAGGACGATCTCAGAATCAAAGGTGATTCTGGCTGAGGCAACCGTCGAAGAACTATTTGAACGAGACTTCTCTTTCTATAATCTAAGAAAATTTCTTTCGGCAATTAACCTCTTCAACGACCCAGATATCGAATTCGGAGAGAAATCGGTTACAATTTCATCTGGTAATCAGGCCGTCGAGTTCTTTTATACTTCTCCAGAATTGCTACTAGAGGCCCCATCTAATCGAAATTTCCCAACAAATCCTGATGTGAGTTTTGATCTTTCTGAAGAGAACATTAAGTATATTCTTCGGACCAGCGGCCTGCTGGACTGTGATGTTCTGAAGATTTCATCATGTGCCGATCTTACTGGTGTGACTCTTACAGTAAATCAGGAGTCCCACGCCACATCCGACTCTTCGACCATTGTTATTGAGGGTTCATATAAAGAACCTTTCGAGTTTCTTTTTGAGATCGAAAACCTAAAGATTCTTTCTGATAATTATCGAGTCGGCCTATTCAATCGCGGCATGATTCGGTTCTCGTCTGCGTCAAATGAACTTGATTATTATATTGGCCTAAAGGTGAAAAAGTGAACCTAATCGAAAATACATTATGGACCGAAAAATGGAGACCGAAGAAAATTGATGACTGTGTGTTGTCGAAGCAAAACAAGAGACTATTCAAGGCATTGGTAGCAAATCGGGATATTCCGAACATGCTGTTTGTCGGGACAGCGGGAGTCGGTAAGACCACAGTAGCGAAAGCCCTTGCCGCAGAATTGGGAATGGATGTTATGTTCATTCCGGCCTCGGAAAAAAACGGAATCGATGTTCTTCGAAACGAAATCAAGAGTTTTGCCTCAACGGTATCAATCTGTTCTGATGGACTTCAAAAATTAGTGATTCTGGACGAGGCCGACTTTCTGAATCCGTCCTCAACACAGCCAGCCCTGAGATCCTTTATTGAGGAATACTCTCGAAACTGTCGCTTCATCTTCACCGCCAATTATAAGAACAAGATCATCGAACCTCTGCTATCCCGGCTCAATTCGGTTGAGTTCACGATTCCATCCAACGAAAAGCTG